AGTTAATGCAGGAAGCTGCCGTTCTCTTGGGGAACCCACCGCGACAGGCGGGCCCGGAGGAAACCCCGGAAGCAGAACTGGTAGATCCTCCGGAGGAGTGATACTCTCAGTGAGCCTTGCTAGGGTCTTGAGCCGTTCAGTCACGGTGGGAATGTTAGGGTACTCTTTACTTTAAGGGGTGCAAGAGCTTGCGGGACTGTCGGTTAACCGCGTCACGGCCAACCTCATCGTCGAATATCTGGCCGGCCTTGCTTCGCAGCCCTAATTGCCTTATTCAGTGAAGTGTCCAGGTCCGGCCAGCAGTAAACCATTAACTTCCTCAACATTAGAACAACCCCGATGAATCCGACAGCTATGACACCAAACAGCCACGAAATACCATCTATGAAATAGTACACGTTCCACACCCAAGTTAATAAATCGCTCATTCTTCCTCCTCTGCGTATTGAACGCAGCTGCACCCAATTAACTGACCCCCACACTTCGGGCATTCCTCCACGTCACAGCCTGGGTGATGAAACTTACCAACCTTCGCGCCACAGTCATGGCAGCGACCTCCGTCACTTCCCCAATCCGCTCTGGTTTCCTCGCCGTGCTTGACCGGCGGTACGTTGGTCCCGTCTTTCATCGGGATAACAAACTCCCGACACCCGTCCGACTCGTACATGCCCCGCTTACAGTCCTTGCACAGCGCACCGATCTTGCTGGACCACGCCTTGATCGATCCACCCGCGATCCTCCAGGTAGTCCTTGGCAACCCCACGATGAACTTGTCCTTGAACTGCTGGTGGAAGTGGACCGCCGATGATGGGTCCCCTTCGCCTGTTCGTGCATACGTCTGTACTTTGACTGGATCTTCCTCGAACCAGTCAGTCAGGATCGCCAGAGCCAGATCCGCTGGACCGCTGCCCCCGTAACCCCACTCGAACCCATCCGGTGAGTGGTAGGAAACGTGGGTCAATGGCTTTCGGTTCCCAACATTGGACTGGTCGGGGACAACAGTGACAGTCAATTCATTCTCAACCCTTCGGCCTTGGTAAGATTTACCCTTGTTCATGTGCTTCCCTCCATGCCAATTTGAACTCGTCCAAGGCTTCAACCTCGTCGCGCAGCCCTTCGACTTCGTCGGTGAGTTCCTTATACAAGGTTTCTGCGATCTCATAGGTCTCAACCGCCTTGGCAATGGCGACTGCACGCTCAAGTCTCGCATCGAAAATCTCGTCACTTGAAAGTTCAGCGACGAGGCAGTTCTTGTCGTCGAGCAGATAAATCCGCTTACCCATATGCTCGACTCTTAATGGTCGTGAGTGGATATACATTCGTCCTCCTATCGTTTCGTTAATCTTTGGATGACGTGAGCCAGAAACGCAGCGCGTCTGCCTCCTTTTTGTCGAACATATAGAGATCTCAAAGCCTCCAGGTTCTCCTCTAGCTCCTTATAGGCTCCGGCCTTCTCAGCGCGTTCGGTGTCCAGTTGTATCGAGATGGCTCGATCATCGGCGGCAGCCTTCAGTCGTATCTCTTTATCCTCCGAGATATCCTGACCGAAAATATAGGCCGGGGAGCCGTGAACTATGATCCCGCCATCCTTCTCTCGCTTGACCTCGACTTCGTACAGGCTTCCAGGGGAACTCGCCGGGAGCTTCTTGAAGACTCGAAACTCTCCGTCTTCGTCCTGATAGGACTGGAAGAGAGTCTTCCCGTCCCTGATCCGCCCCATATATCTCCAGGTTTCCATCTTCGGTTTCTTTGGTTTCATATCACTCCTTTCTCTTTCATCCTTCTGTGCAGCACAGTCTTGGAGACACCTACCAGTTCAGCGATCTTCCTCCAGGATTTCCCTTCGTGGCGCAGCACAATAGCCCAAGCCTCGTCGAACTGTGTCTCCCTGCGACCGAGTTGAGTACCGTTTCTCCTGGCTCTGTCCAGTCCAGCCAGTACTCGTTCGTTAATAAGCTCGCGCTCAAATTCGGCCATGATGCCTATTAACCCGAACATGGCCCTTCCCATCGGTGTTGACGTGTCCACCGCTTCCTGGTGTGAAACGAACTGGACCCCCAATTCGCTGAACTCCCTCAAGGCAGAAACCAGATGGTGTAGGCTCCGCGCAAAGCGGTCGAACTTCCACACCATGACAATGTCGAATTTCCCCCGCTTCGCGTCTGCCATCATCCGATCCAGAGCCTCTCGGGACTCCTTGGTTCCGCTCACCCCTCGGTCAACGTACTCCTCGACGATCTCCCACTTGCGCCGTTTCGCCATCTCCCGCAAGTCCTCCAACTGCATACCTTCGTCTTGGCGCACCGTTGAGATCCTTGCGTAAATCGCTGCGCGTTTCATACCTGGGCCTCCTCCAATTCCCTCATCAACTCCTCCGGATCCGCGAGCTTCCCCGCAATCCACAGGGACAAGAACCCCTCAATGATGTTACTGATGACAGTGTCCTTCCCCATGGCCTTCTGTCTCGCTGCAATCAGTACCGATTTCTCGACCGTGATCTTGATTGGCTGTTTCATTTGTCCTCCTTTCAGCAACCGTTGAGTGCTACCGCTGCCGCTACCGACAGGCCTAGCAGCACGATTCGTTCAATAACGTCTGATCTGGTCATCTTCTTTCGTTCCTCCAATGGCTCTCCTAATCCTCTCCGGTCAGTGTTGAGCGGTGAGCAACAACCAGCCCCGAACGCCGGAGAAAACTCCGAACCTGGCTGCAAAACAATCCAGTCGTGACGACCACAACTGTACTCACCTGGCCTATGGCCCTCTAAAAAGCGACAGGCTGTTTCGTCTTCGTTCCATTCCCCGAAAGGACACAGTGCCTTCTTGCAGCAGTATCCCGATCTCAGACAGGCTCTAGCGTCGGTCATAGTAATCCTTCCGTATCTGTCTGGCCTCTGATGCCTCCGATCTCCCGTTGAGCATGATGGTGTGATACAGCCGTTCAATTTCGACTGCGATTCTGACGGTCACCCTCTCCTTGTGTATCTGAAGTGCAGGAACCTTGCGCCCTAGACGCTTCGCCAAGTACGACTTGGTGTAGCCCTCCTCAAGTAATTCGTTTATCAGCTTCCAGGTTGGGCCAGCTGGTATGATCCCCGCTGCACCCTTGGCTGATTCGTCAACCTGTAGGATTCGATGTTCCGTCTTCGCAAAGATCCGCTTACGCCTACCCAATTTGATTTCGTGCAAAATCGTGTCGGCCACTCCACTGGCATGATGTACGGATCTTCTGCCGACACCATTCTTTGACAGCATAATCAGGTGTTCTCTGGCCTCGTCAGCAGAAACGTACCCTGTTTTTCGGCCAGTCTCTTTGATCTCCCGCTGCCGATCCGTTTCGTATTGCGAGTAAGCTCCCCTGCAAGGCAGACACCGGCATCCCCCTAGATACTTCATCCTCACACCGTGAGGCTTGACCTTCGCCAGTTCTTTGGCCGACTTCAGAGTATCGAGTGCCATCCTGCTCCTTTCATGCACAGCAATAGATGTGCAGCAGACATGCGACTACCCATCCATGCTTTGCCAGTTTCCTCAACCGACGTGGACCACCATCGGTACACACAGCCAGTGAGAGTCCAGTGATAAACAAAAACAGTTCCAATTAACCTCCTCGGTTCAGTTCAATCCACTCCAAGAGCCGTGCGAATACGGTTTGGGGCAACTCCAGGTTGACGTTTGCTTCCAAGGCTTTGATCTGGAAGCGGATCTCCTCTTTGATCTCATCCACTGTTATCTGTTTCATTTGTCCTCCTTCGTGATGGTGCGCCCGTCCGTGTTCGCTTGACGCACCAACCTGTACTCGTCGTCCCATGATTCTTCACACCCAAGGCAAAACATTCTCTGGTAGACGTGGTTCCCTTCAACGTCAAACGAGTCTCCCTGTATGTCGTCGCATTGGCAGAACGGACACTCACCACTGACGGTTTCAGGGACCTTTTCTTCAATCGTTAAACCCATTCTGTTCCTCCTTCTTCGCCATTTTCTTCGGTACAACGCTGCACCCTCTACAGTAAATCCAGATTTCCATGGCCTCGTTGTCGCCTGTTGGCCTGTGATGCACATAAGGATCATCCCCCGGCCATCTTTCACACATGACACAGACCGTGGACCGCTCCGCGTTCTCCCGGCCTCCAGTAATCAAATCCAT